CGTCCACTTCTTTACTGATCGCTTGAAAAGCATTAACCATTCCACCTTTTTGTTTCACGAGGTCTTTGAAACTCTTAGCATTGAGTTTATCCAGCACTGTTCTCAATTCTTTACTCTCACGAGTTACACCCGAAATAGCCGCCTTAATCTGCGTGTGTGCCTGAGCCGCAGGCATACCTGTGGTGGTCAAAGCCGCAACCGCACTCAAATACTCAGGCAGTTCAATATTGGCGTTGGCTACCGTTCCCGCGACCGATCCGAAACCTTGAGCTAATTCCGAAATGGTGGTCTTACCTGATTTAACGGTATTGAAAACGTAGCCGTAGATTTTCTCAGCGTCTTCACCTTCGAGCTTAAAAGCGTTCATGGATGAAGTCACCAAGTCCACCGCCTCGGCAGTAGAACCCAGACCTGCTACACCCAATTGGGCTGACTTCTCAAGCACGCTCATTGCATCGCCAGCAGAAACACCCGCACTTCGCACATCATAAAGAGCCGAGGTGAGGTCGGAAGTAAGCACAGGAGTCCGCTTGGAGATTCCCAAGACGGCATTTCCCATTTCTTCCATGCTCTCGGTGTTGGTATCAATCAGCGTTGAAACATTGGACATTCCTTTCTCAAACTCAACGGCATTTTTAACCGAAAGAGCCAGCCCTGCAGCGACAGCAGTCGCGGCGGCGGCAAGCCCCATAAAAGCAGCATGAGAGACCTTTGAAGTCAGCTCGGCATTACGACTGAATCCCTTGAGATCAGCCGTCGCACCTTTGAGTGAGGATGAGAGTTCGCTGGTGTACCCTGTAACCTTGATCCCTAGCTCTCCGACAATGTTGGTCATTCCGAATGCCATTTAGCTTTTAGAGTTAAAAATATTTTTGATGTCATGCATTACACTGGTCGGCTCTTTGGTTTCATGCGGCTTTTTGCCTTTCTCAATCTCGAGCATTTTCATAAGACTGGTGTAATACATGAGAAATTGGCGGTAGGTCAGGCGGAGGAGCTTCCAGTGATCAAACCCGCCATTGTAGTATCTGATCATCTGAGCAAACATTTCCCCGAGCTTTACTTTTTGGGGTTCTCCTCCTTGAGACTTTTTTTTAAACCCAACTCCTGCAATGGCTCAAAAAGCCACATGATAAAAGCAAGACAGGTTTTGAAGCCCCAGCCCTCAATTTCTTTTTTACTGATATCGTTTTCATCCTTAAGTACGAGAAAAATCTGCTCCACGATGGTTGCAAATTTACTCTCGCTACTTTGCTCGAGCTTTTCAAACTCCAGCATGGTCTTCATTTTGATATCGGGAACGCGGTATTCCTTGCCACCGATTTTGAAGATATCTTTTTCGGATAATAGTGCGTCCGAATCCGCATCAAATACTCTGCTCATAGGGAAAAATTAAATTAAGAAATACTTTGCTCATCCACAACTTCCTTAACTGATCCCTCAAGTTCCATTGAGCAAGTCATGATGTCGTCTGAATCATCGGCTTGGAAAGGAGTGGTAAGTGGTTTGATGTTGGTAACGTTCTCAAGATCAATGCGGAATTCTTTCCCATCATTGTCCACGTTTACGATACGAGCGACTTTATAAGTCTTCGTTCCGCCTGTGTTGAACGTCATCTTTTTGCTCACATTTGGCGTGTAGGTGTAATCAACCAGCACTTCCTCGCCGTCAGCAATACCACCGCCATCAATTCGAGCAATGCGAGCGTATCCGTCCGCACCGAGCTGGATGGTGTAATCGGTGTTTTCAGTCAATGCTGATCCACCTGAATCGGTCACTACAATGCTTGACGGAACGCTGCCATCACCGTTTTTATGAACGAAAGCTTTGCCTTCCACGCCATCAAGCATGATTGATTCGTCTGTTATATTCACAGGACTTCCTGCAATATTTGTTTGCACGACTAGACCTGAGTCGGTTTGGGCAAAAGTTGTGAGGTCAATTTCTGCAAGATCAAAAACAAACGAGGCTTTTCGTCCATTTTTAAACTTTTTGATAGAGGGAACATTGTCGAATGTCACCTCCACGTTTTCAGCTTTGTGTTCAAAGCTCATGTTTCGGATTGCTCCGATATTGACGAGCGAGCTGAAGTCGTCGCCGATGGAAAGCGTAACTGACCCATAACGTAGAGCGTCCGCTTTTTGTAGATTGGTTTGAGACATGGTGTAAAAATTAAAAAATAATTAAATTTCGTTGCGTAAATACGCGAAGCGAAAATCCAATACGATCCGACGAGCCGAGTGATCCTCATTGAAGTCATCGGCCACAATATTGAGCCATACGGATTTTACTTTGAAGCCTGTCCCGCCAAGGTCACCCTTAAAGCGGTTCAAGCGATCGATAACAGCCTCCTTGAGTTCCTCAATTTGGTCGTCATCTTCGAGTTTTCCCACTAAGTCGAACTGAAACCGCTCGGTGGTGAAATCAATATCGTTTTTGTTTGTGCTGGTGATTCGTTGATACGTGATGAGTGGAAACTCTGAACCCTGCGGTGCAAGTGAACGATAAATTCGGCCAGCCACGAGGCTCGCGATTGTAGAATCGTTTTTGAGATGTTCGTAAATGGCGGTTTTTAAGTTCATTTGAGTGCTTGGTTAAATGTTTTCCAGACTTCTTTGCCGTTCTCATCAACTACTTTTCGGAACATTGAGCGAGGCTTCATCTTTCGAGTGCCAAACTCCACAAAGGGAGCGTATTCAATGTTTGTGCCGACGACGGCTTCCACGCGATCTTTCTTTTTCTCTACAAGCTGAGTATTAATACTCGATCGCAAATTTCCTGTATCAACGGGCGTGTTCTTTTTGGCGAAGTATTCGGCTTTGAGTCCCGCTTTCATGGTGGCTTTTTCTGTACGCTTCACGTACTTCTCAATGCCTTTTGAGAGAGCGGAGATGACCTTGTTTGTACCAAATACTTTGATTGCCATTACTCTGTGTGATTAAGTTGTAATTCTAGGTGGTGAACCGCGTTTTTATCTCGGACTGCAGAGACGAAAGCGATCTCGTACTCCTTGCCGTTGACCACGGCTCTCATCTTCTCGGTGACAGTCACACCAGCTTCGAGGTAGAGCGTGAACTCTCCACGAACATATTTTTCAAGGTTTTCCGCACCGACCTTTTCTGTTCCGCGATTGGCTTTAAGCCTTGCAGGCAGGCTGGCATATTTTTCCGACCACACTTTTTTGACTACGCCTCCGACGTTGCTTTCGGTGTGTTCTTTGATGGTCGCCGATTGTGTGAGAAGGTCTTTAAATGCCATATTTAGTCGGTTTTAATGTTTACTTTGCCAGTTAGTTTGCGGAATCCACGAAGCAGGAGCTTGGCTTTTTCGGGAATGAGTTCAGTTTTTACAGCCGTCTTTTTGTAGCTGTAGTCTCCGATTCGTTCTTCAGAAACCTCGCCCTCAAGCGTGGGTGCTCCCTGAAGAAAGAGTTGTTCAACAATTACCAAAGTTGCATCAGTCACTTCCTGCGGGATCGTTTCCTCATTCAAACGAGGGAATAAACGAACCTGATCTTCGTCGGCTTTTTCCCAAAATCCGCAATGCGAATCGATCAAAGGCTCGGCTTCCAAGATGAGCTTTTCTAGGTTCTCGTCGGATTCCGAAGCAATACCCGCTACTCGAGATTTTTCTTTGACCTGTGCTGGGGTGATGTAAGTCGACATAATTATTGAAGAGTTAAACCTTGGTAAGTAAGCCCCGAAAGCTCGCCATTAAGCTCTCCGAGAGTTCTCTCGGCATCGATGATGGTTTCCACGAGCAAAGCGTTTTGAAGGCAAAGCGTAGCGTTGAGCATTTCTGTGGGAGTTGTGAAAGACTTGCCATCAAAAACGCTCGTTGCCGAACTACTCAAGCCTTCAACTCGAGGAGAATGCCATTCGGAAAACTTTAAAACGACAGGTTCAGGAACACCTGACACTTTCCACTCTGATTCGTAGCCTTTGATAATCTCTTGGAGAGATTTAGCGAAGAGGTCTTTAATCTCAAAAGTTTTGAGAGAAGAAAAATCACGAGCCACAAAATCAAGCATGGTTTTTCTCCACGCTCCGATTTTTTTCACCAGCATATCCCTAAACAAAGTGTTTCGAGCAGGGTCGCTTGAAACCTTCATGCGGGGGATGTGGTAGTTAATCAACCTCTCTGATGTTGAAAAAAAAGCATGGCTTCGCGGGTCGGTAGCAATAGCAGGTTTAAGTTTTTCCTGCAGATACTTGAGTCCCGTTTGCCCGAAAGCAAAAGCAAAGAAAAGCACGATAGCAACAATCGTGAGAGTTACACCGTAGTCCTGTAAGTAGCTGAGAATGTTTGTAATCTCCATGGTGTAAAAAATTATTTCTTAGAATTGTTAGCAGGTTTGCCATCCGCTTTTTTCGGATCATCTTTTGGATCATCCTTTTTTGAGTCGTCCTTTGGGGTTTTATCCTCGGGATCTTTTGGATCTTCGGGACTCTTGTCATCGTCTTTTTTTTGAGCGTTTGGCTTTGAAGCTTCTTTGCTTTTTATCTCCTCAACATCGTCGGGGAAACGCTTGGCTACGTCCTTCAAACGCTCGATCTCCTTTTTATCTTCTGTTTCATATTCACCTTGCTTGGCGAATTTTTTATCGGATACTCCGATTGCTGAAGTTTTGATTAAAAATTTCATGGGAAGTGAAAGTTAAAAATTAATAAGAGGGGGAAGGCGAACTTCCCCCGAGGTTTAGCTGATACCGTACATACGAGCACAGTCAGTCACCACGTCCTTCACACGAACAGTCAATTGACCCTGTAGGGTTTCTTTGATTGTTCGAGAGTTGGCAGGTTCAGGTGCAAAACGTAGACGATCATCCGCAAACCATGTCTTTCCAAGCTTTCGAGTGTTGATGATGTACATCTCACCGAAAGAGTGACGCAGGAACGGATCTGCCACGATATCCAGCACTCCCACTCCTTCACCTTCGTAACGATCCACGAAGTTACCCGCGATTCGTTCTGCTCGGGTGTAACGAGTGTTTGAAGCATTGAACGTGTTGATCACGCTCTTGATATCAGGAGAACACAGGATGGTGTTCGGGCTACCTCCACGACGAGCCATTTCCAAAAGCACATTTTTAAGGTGTGTTTCAGTAAATGAACCCGCCACGTTGTAGTTGTAAGCCCCTGAAGTGTTTTCGATGTAGTGCTTCAAACCTCCAAATGAACGCGGAGTTGTTTTTGACCCAGCCGATGGTTTTCCGAAAAGGATCGCCTGATTGAGTTTTTTCAAAGCACGAGTCATCGCTTTTTGACGTTCCTCGTTCATTTTGTCGGCGATATCGAGGTACTTCTGTTTTTGAGCAGTGATTGAAAGCTCGATTGGCTCTTCGATAATCTGTGTGTAGTTGACCTGCTCGATAGTGTCTTCCAAAAGGTTGTCACCATCCACAGTTCCTTCCACTTGAGCATTACCAAGAATATAGATGGCAGTATCAACGGCGTGAGCTGCACCAGTAGTGCCACCATGTCCACGAGCGTACACGTCGATTGTTTTTCCTGTTCGATCAACAGATTTCACAATCACGTATTCGTTTTCGATACGAAGCACATCACCCACATTAATGAGAGCCGCCAGTTCAGTGGAGATTGGCAGAGCAGTGGTATCTGCTCCATCAGTCCAACCACCAGTTCCGACTTGTCCTTCAAGAGCATAGGTTTTGCCGTCGTACCATTTGATTTTGGTTGTGTTGATAGGCTCAAACTCGGGAAACAAGTCCAGCGAAGTTGTGAGCTTTGGATCGATCTGTACGGCGATACCTTTCACGAGTTCATCGAGAAAGGGGCTGTCGTATGTCGAGTATTTTCCGTTTATAATTGTCATGGTAGAAAAAAATTAAAAGGTAAAAATTAAGTTTGCTGGGTTCTGAGAACCACGATTTCCTGTCCCAGTTTCATGATCTCTCTTCG